GCTTTGGCTTTCGCTTGTGCTTCTGCCTTTGCTTTCTTGCCTTCTTCTGTTTCGATTCCCATCAACATTGACAACTCTGAAGTGGTCATTCCTACTTGCTCTGCCAAAGCCTTTCTTTCCCAGAAAGACATCATCTCAAAACTCTTGCCGCCTGCTTTCATAGCATCACTTAGCATACCAGCAACGCGCTCTGGACCTTGGGCAGCTGCTTCCATCATTTCTAGTGAGTTAACAAAGTCTCCGCCGAGCAATGCGTTCAATCCGCCAACGGCAGTAGCTGCCGAATCAAATGTCGTAAACTTCTCTGTTAGTGACATCAGCTTGCTCATCTCTAGTCCGCTTTGTTTTGCTGCTGCTGCGGCGCCAAGAAGAACATCTTCCCATTCTGATCCATAAGCAGCCAAGTCTCCACTAAAGCTTCCCAAGTCTTCCATTAGAGCAGCTGGTGTTTTACCTAAAGTAGATGCGGCGGAAGCTAATCCTTTTAGTGTATTCTCTGCGTCCTCTGAAGATTGCCCCATCGCTTTTGTCATAAACTGCAAATTCTTACCAGTCGTTGTAGAACTGATGCCGAGCCTTCCTAAGCCTGATGCTGTTTTTACCAAGGATGTCCTAGCGTCTCTAGACACAGAAGTAAATTCAGTAAAGCTGCCGGCCAACCCACTGGCTGCTTCGCCAACTTCGGCGGCGCTTACGCCTATGCCAAAATCCATAGCAGCAGTCACATCTTTCGCCATCGTTCCTGCGGTACCAGATGCTGCATTAAATTGAGATGTTGCTGCGGATATTTCCTTCATGAAGCCTAGACTTGTACTCCATATCTTTTTTATTACAGAGCCTAGTATGTTAGAGACGCTGAATATATCAAAAAACGATTTTGCTGCATTGGCGGCCACCACCCCTAGTGCTTTCGTATGCTTGATAGCACCGTTCAGGCCGCCTAGCATCATCGCCTGCGTTTTGCCGGCGCCGGCCATTCGTTTTTCTAGGGCGCCCCATCCTTGCACGTTTTGCACAACAGCTTTATATTGCTCGCCATAATATTTCACACCATCAACAAGCATATTTCTTTGGAGGCCCATGGCGCCGCCGATCTTGGTGAGAACTTCATAGTTCTTGTTTATAATATTACCCATCGCCTGGTATGCTTGGGTAGTTTTTCCGGCCGTTACAAGCCTTCCTTCGTCTTCTACATTCTCTTGGCGAAGAGTCGCAAGGAGGTTTTGGTGGGATGCAGAAAGATCTTCGTTTTCTTTGAGTTGTCCTTTTATCAACTCTATCTTCTCAATTTCTAGGTCTCTTTCTTTTATCTTATTTTCTATTATTCTTTGTTGCGCGCCAAGTTCATGCTCCAAAAGATTAAAATTCTCTTTCGCAGTGTTAGTCATAGTCTGGCTCAAGAGTCCCATATTAGCTTGATATAGTTTTATCTCTTCTTGAGCAGCGGTGGTATCATTTTTTAGATCTTGCAAAGCTTTAGAGTTTTGGATTTTCGCCAATTCTTTATTTAGCTTTGCCGCAGCTTCTGCTGCGCCTAGTAGTTCATCTTTTGTATCTGCCATTTCTTTGTGGTTTCCCTAGGTTTTCTTTTTACTTAAACGGCCATTTGAGCCCTGTTGTTCTTTCAAATTGTCCAACTGCTTTATCTAATTTGCTTTTGCTTTTATATGTTTGAGGGTTGTCTAGTCCCTGGTCTTTCCAGGATCTCAAGTAGTTCTTCTCTCTGGCCAGTACTCTAGCCAAACTCTGCACCTCTTGTTTATTCCCTCTTATCTCAAGAGGAAACAGGTTGTTCGGATCAAAAAGAGCTGGCATTACCCACCTCATCAGAGAACCAAAAGCGATACCCCATGATTCTTTCAATTCACCATTTTCATCTCTGGCCTCAGCAAAGTCAATCACGGCCGGTACTAAATCTTTGTCTTCCATAATAACAGCTCCTTTATAGAATGTAATTCTACGAATAAATAGTTTTCCACAAAAGAAAAGGGCACCTAGCTAGGTGCCCTTTCTTACTTGGATGCTTTCTTTATTGCGTCGCTTTCATCTTCTAGCTGCTTGGCCAACCTCTTGACAAACCAGTTCCTCAATTGTATTGGAAGATTATACGACTCAATGAAGCTCCATCCGCCGTGGTATTTAAGAACAAAAAACTGTTCATAAACACTCTCCATGTATTCAGTGCTCAGGCCAAAAAAAGTCCGCAGAAATAGGAACCCCCATGTCCTGTTCGTAGCCACACTCTTCGCAGACGAACTCCTGCGTTAAATCAACATTTGGCGATATTTCAACCATAACTTTTCTTAGGAACCTAGAATCTAGTGCTGGCATCTTATCTACAAAGCCGGCTACATGGTGTGGCTCCGCACTATTATTGACAGATTGAATTAGTATCTTAAATTGAGTTGTCAAGATATTCTCCGGAAGCTTTTTCTTCCTTCTCATCTCTTGGTGTGCAACTATCTTCTTTTCCTCTTTCCCCGACAGCATCCTAAGCTCAACCTGTGCTTTGCTCCTGGGGAGATTAACTAGATAAGTGCCATCCGGTGTCTCTGTTATAGCAGAAGATATCTTTTCGTCTTCGCACGTTTCGGGAGAATACGGGCTGCGGACATCACACTCATTTAGATTGAAAGAGCCTTTGGAAACCGATGTGCAGCCAGGACAGGTCACCTTCGTCTCGTACTCTTCCCCATATCCACTAATTCTAACTGCCATTAGTATGGCGCTCTTATCGCCAACCAACAAATCCTCTACATTTATTGTCTTATCAACAAGAACGCTTTGTAATAGTCTATCCAAAACTACGCCCTTCTGAATCAAGGATTTTGAAGACAAGATGTCTTCTTCTTTCGCTGTCATTTCCCGAACCTCAACTTCTGCTTTGCCATGAAGTGGATGGCCCTCTTTATAGAACTTACCTTTCGATGGCAAATCTACGAATTCTGTTGGATTGACATAGGATAAGGCGCCTTCAGGTGTCCCTGTTTCAACAGGAGGATCGTCGGCGCCTTTGGCTCCCGTTGAAGGGAGACCCAAACGTTCCTCATTATTTCTTTTTGTCATTTCTACCTCTTCTCTTTGATTGTATCATGCCTACATATACACGATACAACACAATATAAAAGAATTTAAGCTTTATTAGCCAGCTAAGCTAAGATATTCGTATCACCGCCCAAAGCAGATGTCATCAAGAACCAATCAAACCTGATATCCAAAGTGATTTCCATCAAGTCATCACTATCATAAGCTAAATCGCCACCAAAGTCAACTTTTGAGATCCATGGGTTCTGGAGTGTAATGACTTCAACGTCATTGCCATCGCCGTCTATCATTCTGATTCTAGCGGTGTTACCAATCGCCTGCGTGGCTCTAAACTTACTAGTTGTCCCAGCCTGTGCGCCTCCGTCACCGACAGTATCAGTGATGTTTGTTGGAAGAACATAGCCAGAGTGCTGAATAAGTTTATGTAAGTTCGCCGAAGAGTCAGGATCCGATGGGTCAACTAAGGTAACAGAGAGGGCTTCATATGTAACGTTGCCAGGATAATAGAAAGTGTGGTTTAGGAACTTGTGCTCTGCTGCGTTAACCTCAATGGATGGCCGGCTAGTCTTTTTACAAATGTATGCAATGTTAGCCGAAAAATCATTAGTGTCCGCATTGGTGCTACCAAGCTCAAAAAGCCAGCGATGGTTCCTTTTAGGATCTGTAATGTTTGCTGTACTCCAAAATGCCATTTTTTATTTTCTCCCTCTATTATAAGCGTTACTATAAATAGTTTTATTTTTTATTTTAGTCATCAAAACTTGCTCCGGATCTTGTGATAACAAAATCAAGTGCGATGAATTCTATTGCCTTGGCAGGCTTCAAGAAGATCTTAGCGTACATGACGTTCCTATCAATCAAGTCAGGGGTTGTCGTTGTCTCATCTAAGATAATCTTATAATCAAGCAAGCCTAGGCGTGTTTTTACACTTCCCAAGAATGGGTTTGCTTGGCCCAAGAATCGATTCCAAGTTGATTTTACGTTCTGATCGAACAGCAACGTAGAAGCAATCCTGGAGATTTCTCTCTTCACATAGATGAGGAGCCTTCTCACATTTACTCTATCAAGAGCAGATCGAGTTACTTGCAAGGTCTTCTGTCCGAAGATTACAATGCCCTCTGCTGGGAATTGAGCAATCGGATTGACGTTAGCGGTGTAGAGCTTGTCTCTGTCATCTGACGAGAGCCTCTCTCTAACATTAGAGACTGGTAAGCCTGCGCTACCTTCTGTCAATCCACCTCTGGTAAATCCAGCTGGGGCAAACCAGAGTTCGCTGTTCGCTTCACTAGAAGCAAGAGTTCCCAACACTACAACACTAGGTGGCACCCACAAGGAGCCTCCTGTGGTCACGGTATCGACAACCTGCACCCATGGATAGTAAGCACAACCATAGCTGCTGTTAAGATTTCTCTGATTCAAAGTGCTAATGGTCGATTGTACCGAGCCATATTCGACTGAGGTTCCTTCGGTGGTCGGAACGTATCCATTCTCTAAGTCAATGATGGCCAAAGCATCTGCTCTCGCTTCACAAACATCAATAAGTTTAGAAGTGAGAGTTGGCTCTGTTACCCCAGGAATTGACATCATGTTGCATTCCACAACTTCAGCATCAGAAACGGCGTCAATGGCCCTCTCTATTGAAGCATATGCGGACACAACTGAGGCATCTCCTCCGGCATCAGCCAAGAGAGTGTTTCGGAAAGGCTCTCTTTCGCGGATATCTAGACCATCAAAGCCGCCCTGAAATACTGTAGTGAATTTATCATGACCTGCGTCAATTGTATCGGTATAGTCATTAGAGCCTGTCGCGCTAATTGAAGATCCGTCTGCTCGGGAGCCTGATGCGTATACCCCAAGAGTTCCTGCGGCGCCTGTCTTGACATCATCGAGTGAGAACACCCAAGAGTAATCTAGTACGGCTGTTCCAGCAATGGAATTGTCATCCAGTGCGTCAGGTTTTCTTCTGACCATATCAATAATGTCTCTTTGTAATCTATTTGAAGTAGTTTGGTTTGTGGTTGCTCCAAAGTAAGCATTCTTTTGGTTCGTAATGACACCAGATGAACTGCTTATTCGCAATGGAACTTCTGGGAACTTGAAAGAACAAGTCAAATCAGCAACTCCACCAGCATTTATTAGTTCGGCGGCAGGAGCCAAAGAACGTGGGATTGAAGCGTTTCCTAAAATGTACTTATCATCATCATACGTGATTGCGGTGCCGCTACCGATTTGAATTCCAGTATACTTAGAAGGCCCATATACTCCGAAGGGGAGATACTTGGGATCTGATACGCCATTTGCAACCTGATCGTCGATTTCCACTCTCACATAGCGAGACTGATTTACATAGTCGCCCTTTGCAAGGTATCGTTTTTGACCATGGTCCCACTGTGTGTAAGCGTCGCCAATCACCCTGGCGAGATACTTAGAAGAGTTGGGGTTGAGGTTGACATTGCTGAATGTCTCAACAGGCTGAACATTATTGTCGCTATCGCCTATCTTTCTTATTTGCACATCAAAGGTGCCAAACGGTGCATCTTCATTTGGAGATGCTTTGATGTCTGTAATAGACACCTTGAGATTCGATTGTGGCCACTCGCCATTGTCAAGACCAATGAACCTGAACAGCTTTTGCATGCTCAGAGCGCTGTAGTTTGAAGCCAAGCCAAGATCCTGCGATATGAACCACCCAGTATTAGGGGGTGCTAGCTGCATATCTTGGATATGCTGTTGTACCGAGCCGGATGCTAGTCCTAAAATAATGCCTAGAGTTGTGTTCGTGGCCGTGCAGTTGTCTTCTATGTTCCTATCAAAAGTTTCACCCAAGAAATAAGATTTCCTAGACGCTGCGACGTTTGTGGTTTCGTTCAAAAGAGTTGGATTTGTGTTGAATACACTACGAGCATACAACTTGCTGTTCTCATTGAAATTGAAAACAACCTTGTCAGTTATGCCGTCTTCATCCCGAACCTGCGCAGTAAACTGATGTCCATCGCCAGTAGATTGGAACAAGCCAGCGGTGCCTGTGGCTTCAGTGGAGCCGTCTGCCATTGTTCCAGAAAGTTCAACAACACCTGTCTTACAATAGAACACTGCTGCCAGTGATCCCGTTCCAAGAGCTGCCATGTTTGAGCCTGAATCGACAAGAAACAAACCAAATGCTCCGCCAGTGGAGTCGGCTGAAGTAATCTCATTCTCGCTGGCTTCCCAGCCGGCTCGTCCTAAATAAGTGTTTGCAGCTGTCTCTGCTTCAACACCAGCTAGTCTTACGAAGACACAAGGAGTCTTGTTTTTCAAATAAGCTTGAGCAGCATATGTCGCATAAGAAGGGCCCGAAACGTTAGGTCCGGCTCTCCAAGTGTCGCTACTTCCTCCACCAAAAATGGGGTCTCCAAATGTTTCTACAAAATCTGAAAAAGAGTTTACCTGAACGGGCATAAGAGCTGGGCCTTTGAGGGCGCGGCCGACAATTACTGGGCCAACCCCTCTGGGCTCTTCTGGTAATTGTGAGTTATCAATCTCCGCTACGAAGATCCCTGGTGATACAAATTTGAATTTCTTGACTGACATAGTGCTGTGCTCTCCTTGTGAAAGTTTTTGTGCTTGTCCGCGCACTTTTATATTATGGTGCTTTTACCTTCTGTAAATAGTTTTAAAAATCAGCAAATGCTTTTTATTCTCTATAGCGCCCCCAGTTATTTTTATGGTCTGGGTCATCTTCCATAATCACCCTCTCTCTGGGGAGCTTAAACTCCACTGCGTTCTCCCTCTCTACGATGCGAGGCTTCTCTTGGTTGCTGCCGCCGCCTATTAGGTGGCCTAGCACCTTTATGTCTAAAGATGTCTGATATGTCCTCTCCTCTTCTCCCATCGATGCGACGTTATCCTCTTGATTATATGGTGGCTGCATAAACCCTTCATATCGGTGGCCGTTCTGTTCGAAAACAAAACTGTTTATGCCACCAGTCGCGACCATAAATGGTTGGCTTAGTTCATTCATTTGTTGTTGATACTCTGCCCTTAGCATTATCTTATACATGACCGTCACATATACTGGCATCGGTATAGAGCGGTGTATATATACGATCTTGTTGTTTCTCGGCTTTACTTTGAAATTGATCTGCCCATAGTCCTTCTTCGCATCCGCATTCTGAAAATTCTTTGTCTTTGTCTGATTTATTGTTCTATCTAGGGGGATGGATCCTCCTCTTCCTCTAAAATCCTGCGTTGGGAATACGTTCGCTTGCAACGATCCCTTGAAAGACAAATCCTTCTCTACAGACACTCTTTCGATTGTAACCAATGGCAAGATTAGGGCGCCTTCTTTGTCCCTAAGACCTTTACTTCTCTTAGACTGATATGCCCTTTCTGAAGATGCCCAAATGACGGGCGACTTCTTCCAGCCGCGGTTCGTAGTTGCAAAAACATTAATATAATCGTTGACCCAATCAAACATCGCCGAGTCTATAGTCTCTAAGTTTGACGGTTCTAAAATCGTGATCTTCTCTTTATCTGCCATTGTTCATTTCTCCTATGGTGTCTTATAGAATGGGCTTGGAAACCATTCACATCCCTCG